TATATAATAAAGGTGGTATAGATGGTGATAGGTTATTAGTATTTTTAGAAAGGTTTATTACTAATAAATATAAAAACAAGGTTATCATTTTAGATAATGCAAGTTCCCATAGAAACATAAGAGTTAAGGAATTAATAAACATAAGAATAATAATTTGATTTATTCAGTATCATATCAACATTATAGAAATGTTTTTTAGTCTTCTAAAATCTAAATTACAAAAGAAAAAAGGATTATTATACGAAGACTTAAATAATAATATCAAAGAGGTAATAAAAACGATACCAGAAGGCTACTATAAGAAAATATTAAAAGGAACATATAATAGACAACCCAAATATATTAATAAAAATAAGGTAAGAAAATACAAGAATTATAAAGACTAAATTCGGCATTTTAAATGTCCAAAGGTGTAAAAATATAAAATTATAACAAATCTATTATTCTTAATAATCAGTAGAAGTAAAAAGAATGATAAAATAAGTTCTATAAAATAATTAGTTTTTTAATTATTATCATATGCTTTAGTTTAATCTTAATAAATTTTTCACACTCCTTGTTTGTAAAATATTTTACGTTACTTTTTTCATAAGATTCTCTCATCTTATCTGTAACATTAATTATTGTTCAATCTGCTCTTCTCTCAAAACATTGTATTGTTGTTAATAGTTTTATGATATCAAACTAAAAATTGATATTATAATATAAGTTGATAAAATATTAAGATGATTAAACAGATATATGTAGGTGCGCATATAAACCGCGATGATCGTGGTATTATTGAGACTATGAATAATATCAAAAATAACGGGGGAAATGCTTTACAAATATTCGTATCTAATCCGCGAAGCAATACAATTACAAATATGGAAAGTTATATCAAGATAGCTCCATCTATACAAAAATATTTAAAGGAAGAAAAGTTCAAGCTAATAATACATGCTCCTTATACTATAAATATAGCAAAGGATGCTATGGAATGCAAGAGAACCATGTTACTCGAAGATTGTTATTGGATTAAACTGCTATTAAATCAGTTAATAATTGCAGATATGATGAGTGCCGTAGGTGTTGTATTGCATGTGGGAAAATATGTTGGTTCAACTCCAGAAAAAGGATTAGAAAATATGAAAATAGCTATCGATTATATAGTCAAGGAGATGGGAAATAAAAAAATGAAAACCAAATTAATTATTGAAACTCCCGCTGGGCAAGGTACTGAATTACTAACAGATTTAAATGATTTCATAGACTTTTATAATGGCTTTTCAAAGGAACAGCAAAAATATTTAGGAATATGCTTTGATACCGCACATACATGGGCATTGGGTTATGAATTGATAGAAGCATATAATATTCTATTTAAAAAAAATAGTAGCGATGTTATTGCTATTCATCTCAATAATAGCTTAGTTAAAAAGGGCGACTTAAAAGATCGCCATTCAATAATGTTAGACGGACAAATACCTATCGATGATATGAATAATTTTATACACAATCTAACGAAAAAAAAGATACCTCTTATAATCTTAGAAACTCCGTCTGAAGATTATAAAACAGAAATAAGCCATATCAACAATCTATTGCGATAATCGACAATAGTCTCTTTAATAGATTAATCGATAAGGTTCTTTTTACATTCGTTTATTTTTTTTTGCATCTCGTTATCGTGCGAATCGCATATATCTCTTATACCTTCCCACCTACATTGAGATTCTGATATATTTTTAATAATTTTTTCTTGAATTTTCCATAGTTCAATAAGTGTCTTCAATACATCCTTATTGTTATTATTAAATATTAATTCAATATCTTCATAATTCATTCCATCGGGAGCTTGTTTAACAACTTCGTCCATTTATATACTTACTGTAAATATTATTTTATCTTCTTATATGTTCTTATATTTTTCAATTTTATTTATATTATAAATATATTCAGATAGTTCGTATGCTATTTTTTCATAAGGATGTTCTTCATAATAATTTCCTGAAACATCACTTATACTAGACGGCTTATCACTTTTATAAAAGCATATTAGTATTTTATTAGTAGCAGTGTTTTTATAAAGTTTCTTGTTTATATCTGGGTTTGATCGTTTATATTTAATCTGTCTTATTAATTCCGAATTATTAGCAATCATATCTTCGGTAACCTCAACATATCCCATATTGATTATTATAGATTTGAATAAATCACTATTGTTGCGCTGGTATATATGTATCTTTTCGTGTATTAATACTTTAATCAATTCGTCCTCGTCGTTTATCAATACCTTGTCTGATAAAAATATTATGTTTTTCCGTGTATGCGGTAATCCGCTTTCGTAACTTAGTTTTCCGTTGCTTTCGGTTTTAGAAAAAACCCATTTGATATTTGCAATTTCTTTGAAATTTATAAATTTTGCGTATGCAATATCTTTTATATTATTTATCTTTATATTACGTAGTAAATAATCTGCTATACTTGTACAATTATTTAAAAGCTCAATATCTTTATCAGTAAAAGAAGTAGCAAGTGTCTGTATATCTGCTAAATATTTTATAGTCGAAGACGTATCTCTTGCATATAAATCATAAGTCGATAAACCCGATATATAGTAGTCATTGTCTTTTTTTAAAAACGCGGAAGTCTCGTTTGCAGACATGTAATAAATGTTACTGTAAGTATTAGTAATATCAAACGAATAATATATAATATAATAAATAATTAACGATATAAATATTATAAAAATTACAAATAATAGAAATAGTTGAAGATATTGGTACAGCATATTTATATTAATATTATATTATAATTTTTCATATATCTTTAGATTATATGGTCTATTTCTTTTTATTTTTCTTTTCCTTCTTATATGCTTTGTTGAAACAGATTACCTGTTTGTCTGTGGCGTTTTTCTCGCTCTTAATAACATGATTCATATTCATATAATCTTCGGCACAATATATATCGCGGTGTAATTTTGAAACATTTGCTATTTTTTCAATATTTTCTTCAATATTTTTAAACAGTTCTCTATTCTCTCTAACTGTAAAATGAGATAATTCGTTGTTTTCAATAATATATATGTATTTGGAATAATGCATTTCTTGCGTCTCTTCTTTTTGTTTTAAGGCATCTATTATTTTATTATATACAACAACTATCTCTTTTTGTTTAATTGATATGCTACAGTACCCATATGAATTTATTGAGTTATAATATATATAATAATTTTTAATTGGTGTCGGATTAGATAAGTAGTCTAACCCAATTTTTTCTTCTATTAGATCTGGTTTTGCTCCTCCTGTCCCGCAAGTTATCTGTATAAGACTTTTTGAATTTTGCTGATTAGTTATCTTCATAATATTAAAATTATGTGTATCTGCGCACAAATAAATAGAATTGTATTTTACTAACATATCATAGAGTGCTTCTAATATATCTTCACTCATCTCTTTATTTTTATTAAGCTGGTTTTTTTTATCGCTAAATAATGGTATGTGACCCATAACAAATAGCTGTTTTTTCGCAGGTTTTCCTTTAGATGCTTTAGTACCCATAGTATCCATAGTACCCATAGTATCGTTATCGTATTCGCCGAGTTTTCTCTCAATTCTCATGGCTACTCTATATATATATTCTAAACTCAATATATTTGTATTTATTATCACAACAATATAAGCAGCTTCATTATTATCGACAATCTCAATATGATCTCCTGAGTATAATTTAATTTCATTCATATTTTCATGTTTTTTTTCTAATTCTAGCGTATACTCTTCTTCCAATTGAGCTAATTGATTCAATTGCTCTAAGCTCGGTGGTTTATCGTTATGTATAAATTGAATTGCAGGATATGTTAAAACATCTTCCTCTGAATAATCTATATAATTTTTGTTATCTATAGGATTCGCCTTAATAGAATTGTTAATATTTTTTAAATAATATTTCTGCGTTTCAATCATACAGTTCTTTTTGAGGCCTTTCTGTATTACTGGGTCAATATCTTCCTGTTCATCTTCGGCTTCATCGTGATTACCTACGCATATGTAAATATTCTTATTCATATTATATAATGTATAGTAACCCGAAATTAATATCGGAGTTAAATAATGTGTTATTTCAACGGGCTTACCGCTCTTTATTTCCTTTGTAATTATATTCTCTAAATCCGCGCTATTTTTAACTAACAAATTATACCAGTTATCTCCCGCAATAAATACATTATTAGTGCCTGTTTCAAGTAATTTAATACTTTGTAATACTATATCGCGATATAAATATTTATATTCGCAATCAATATTATTCCAACATCCAAAAAATACAAAAGTATCAAGGTCTATATAGCTCATATATCAATGCTCTATTATTAAATATATAAAAAATTATAAATATAAACTATTAAATTTATTACAAGATATAATATTCTTTTTTTTACAATATGTATCATAGAATGTTTTAGATGCACTAAATGGCAATGATATTTTAATAGAATCTCTAGGAACATATAACATCATATTAATCCACGAAACTATATCATTAATTGCTCGCTTTAAATTGCGGACTCCATCCTCTGTTTCGATATCATTAATTATATGCTTTATTAAATCCTCTGTAAACAGAATGTCCCCTTTATTAAAATTGTACTGCTTTAATATTTCGGGTATAATGTAATCTCTTGCCAATATTATCTTTTCTTCGATATTGTAACCATTAACATTTATAACTATCATTCGGTCTCTTAAGATTGGATTGATCAATGAATCGTCGTTGTATGTGAATATAATCATCGACCGCGATATATCAAAATCTATTTCTTCAAAATACCTATCATTAAATTTATCATTCTGGACTGGATCTGTAATATGAATTAATGTATTGATAATTTCTTGACCTTTGTATGTATTAGAAACCTTATCTAATTCGTCGAATAATATAAGAGGATTCATAATTCCTGTCTTCATCAATGTCTCGCATATTTTTCCATAGGAAGACCCTTCGTATGTATAAGAATGCCCCTTGAGAAAGGAAGAATCGTCTGTGCCACTAAGAGATATAAATGCATTTGGGTAATTTAGAGCATTACAAATACCCTCTTTAATAAGTTTAGTTTTTCCGACTCCGGCACTTCCTTGAATTCCTATAATATACCCTGATGCTTTGGGAAAAGATATTAGTTGGGCTAAAATTCGTATTATTTGTTCTTTAGCATCTTTGTGTCCGAAAATTGTATCGTCCATTAGTGTTCTGATATTATTTAGAAAACCAGATATCTTTTCGTGACCGTCTGTAATGCTAATAGGTATCTCATAGAATTTATTAAATGGTATATTATTTAACGATAATAACCATGCGCTCATTTTGTTATATTCTGAAGAATAGCTGTTCATTTTATTGAAATTTTCAATTTTGCTCACAATATTTTTTTTTGTATGTGTATTAATGCTTGAATTAAGTATCTTGAAACGAATAGGTACGTCAGTAAAAATAGAACTACTATCTATCTGCTCTTCGATATTTACTAAATTCATTTTATCAGATTCAGGCAAAATATCAAAATACTTCTTCTCGTTGCTATTGTATCTGTTATAGAATTTATAGACTTTTTTATTTATAGGATGTTTTTTAAGATTTACAGAAGGGATGTTTCTAATATTTTTTTTAGGATTCAAAATAAGATATACCATATTATCATTTTTTTCATCATATTCATCTTGTAATTTATTAAAATTATTATAATTATTTATGATATTATTTACTGTACCTACGTCGTTTACTTCGTTTACTTCGTTTACTTTGCTCGCTTTACTCGCTTTGCTTTCGCGAACTTTTCTTCCATACTCATCATAGATATTGTTATCATATACAAGCTTCTTAGCTATATCATCTATATCTTCTGTATCTTCTTCAGAAGCATCGTCAGAAGCATCTTCTATATCCTCTGTATCTTCTTCGGATTCTACGATATACTCAGTATCGCCATTATCGTCATACTCTTTGGAAGACTCCTCACTCTCTTCAATTTTTGCCATTAAAATAATATATAGATTTATTCATAAGTATTTTTATGAAATATATGAAAAAATAATAACGAAGTAACGAAGTAACGAAGTAACGAATCTATTTTTTTATTTTTTACAGTTAGAAAATCGTTCGTAGGTTTTCGGGAATTCTCTTCCCCAATAGTAATTAGAAGAAATAGTTCGGACAGTTCTATTGATATTTATTATATAATATGTAAACAATACTATTAAAATAATTATGGTAATTAATGATATAATATTAATATAATTATTATTAGTATATAGATTTAACGTATATGAACCTATTATTATTAAAGAAAGTAATAGTATAGACTGTAAATATACGACATATTTAGTATTTTCGTATTTTATAACATCTATATTTAAATGCGCATCATCCTTTTTGTGTTCAAGAACATAGTTAGCATAATTTTTAGCATCGTGTCTATTCTTCTCCAAAAACTCTATTTCTGCCTCTTTATTGTAAAGTGTTTGGGAATCTGTATGTAATAATGCTAAATCAATGTATTTTGATAGTGTTTTAGCATTATATTTTAATATACTTAATACTTTATCTTTCTTTCTATTTTTAGTAATAGCTGCGTTTTCACTAGTTCTTGATGATGTTTCCGAAGGATGGGTACAATCTCTGCATATATCATTAAATATATCTTGGTTTACTACAGTGAATGTTTCTACATAATTTTCATCTATATATATTGTTTTGATGATATAATATACTGATATTAATATTATTATTATACCGAAACACGCTAAAGTTATTATCTTTAATAGTGGTTTTTCAACATTTGCAACATTTATAGTTAATAATACAAATACGACGAAAGACACAATAACAATATAAGCTATTAATTGGTCGTATAGCATTTTGTTCTTTGATTTGTGTGACTCATACAATGAAGTATTATTTAAAATTTTAGTTTTATTACTATTGATATTTTCATCAATTCTATCTATATTATTTTTAAGATTTATGATATTTTTTTCAATATCATAGGTTGATCTGGGTATTACATATACATTTTCAATATATGCACTTGTACTTCCAAAACTACTGGGAATAGCTCTGGCTCCTTCTAAATTTGCTATTCTTAGATCTAAATATTTGTTATCTGTAGTATTAATAGATATATTAGTAATTTTAGCACGAATACCAAGTGAGGGAATTGTTAAAATATAATTATCGGGGAATGCTAAATTATTTTTTAATTTTATAAATGTTTCAGATATAGGAAGGCTTTCTTTATCTGTACTTATACTTAAACCAGTCAGATGGGGGCCTATTATATTACTTGTATAATTAAATTTAGTATATAATAAACCGTCATCATTATTGTTAAAACCGTATTTATCTAAGCTTGTTATTGATAGATGCATTGATTCATTTAAGACGTATATATGGCGATATATATTATTATCAATATCATTTAGAATTGTTTTAAATGAATCTGTGATAGAATTGGCATTTTTATTTATTAATCTGTATACGTAAGAATTTTTAATATATTCGGGCGTTACTGTTTTATATGCTATTTCAGTGTTACTCTCAAATCCGTCAGTGTCTCCATCAGCGTAGTTTGATAAATACTTTATAAATTTATATTTAGGATCCTTGTAAATAGGATAATTTAATGCTAAACAATTTGTAAGAGACCATGCTAAGTTAAAATAAATATTAATAGAGCGTATAGATGTTAATAATAATGATTTTAAGCATTTTAAGTAAATTAATATATAATGTAATGTTTGTTTTAGTTTTTGGTATTTAATATTTCTAATCATCACAAGGAAGATTCTTATTAGTTTTTGATATGGTTTCTTTATATCCGTAAAATCTCCCGATGCTTGATTATCAAAATTGAATTCTTTATAAATATATTTATTTGAGTTATCTGTGCTGAAATTAGCTAAATCTGAAGAATTTTTCATAAAAGTATATTTTTTATCAATATTATATGTGGGCGGATTTCGTAATACTTCTTGGTTTACATTAATATTGCTATTAAAATAATGATATGTAATAGATGCACCGCTACCGTCTGTGCTCTGTACTTCTTTAAATTCGTCTCCTATATATAAATATATACCTTTATTTACTTGTTTGATATTTACACCATCACTTACAGTAACCCATTTACCTGAAGGGGTTTGATCGTTATCATTGTCGTATAATTTTTTATATAGAATATGTATATTTTTATATTTTCTAAAACTAGCTGCAGTACCACTTGTTTTTACCAAATTTGTATGAGTTATTATTGAACTATAGTCAGAATAAGATGTTGTATGTCCATAGCCTGCAGAGTCGCTGCTTGAGTTATCATTAATTTCAGCTATTTCTTCGTAATCCCAATAATTTTCATTATTTACATCAAGTATGTTACTGTTTATGAATGCTTCTACTATTTTAATGTATACATCAAGTAAAAATATAGTATAATATATATTTCTAGAAATTCCCACATTTAGATTTTGTGTGGTGTTATTATTAGATAAATTGTTGTAAAAAAATAGATGTTGCCTTTTAATATCATCTACATATAAGTTACTTGTATTACTGAGAATATTTGAATGACTATTAAAACTTGCGTAGGTTTGATCTATTTTTAAATTAATACTGTTGGCTAAAGTATTTTTAAAATTCACATTACAAGTTAATAAATTAAGATAGGTGTCTTCTACAGTTCCTCCATTTTTTTGATATCCGTCGGTTGCAATATTATAATAATTACTGAATGATGGAAATAAAATATCAAAAGATGTATCAAAAAATTTTTTAGTATTTACTTTATCACTATCCAATGTAGAATTTGCAGTGTTTTTTATAATTGAAACTAAATTTTTTAATTTTTTATGTAATGTATTATAATCTTCTAAATTGCCTGTATTAATTTCCATTATTTATTTAAATACTCTATTATTTTATAATATATTATATTTTTCAAATACAAGACATATATAAAAAATGATTCCCCCCCCCGCTATTTTCATTATACCTATTTATTTTCAAATACAAGACCTATATGAAAATGATTCCCCGCTATTTTCATTATATCTATTTATTTTCACGATATCGCCATGTTTCAATCCGATCCATTTAGCAATTGGATCACTTTGCAAAATAACATGCATATGCATCTTTGTTCTCGCCATATACTCTTTCATGAATTCCTTAACTTCTTCATCGGTAAGTTTGGTGTGTGTAGGGACATATACATGTTTTGTAGGATTAAACATGAGCTGTTGTAGCGTGAAATATTGCAATTGCCCTCCGCTTTTCTGGAAAATTTTATCGTATTTATTTAGAAGAGATTTTACAGCCGTTGATATAGATTCGTTGTTGAATACGATTATAACATTTTTCTTTGAACCATATTTTCCCGTAAATTCTTGGATATTGTTGGTGTCCTTTATTTTTTCTTTAAGATCGTCAATTATCATTTTTCTCAACTTTTTAGTAAGCGCATAGATAACTGATGTATTAGACGTTTGAATATCTATTACGTTTCTATCAGTTTCGAAATCTTCCTTATTCATAGATAACAAGTGTTCTTTAAAGATAGTCACATCATCGCCTCGATAAACCAACATTTCTTCAATGTTCGCATTAACAATATCAATATCCATAACTATTAATTAATTATATATCTTATTATTATATAATAATATAAAAGTCAATTTTTATGTAAAATTTTATTCTGTGCCAATTCAATTATTTTAGGATCAATATAGCTATTCTTGCATACAGCGGGAGTATTATGTAATTGTATCGCAGTTAGCTCTATAGCCATTTTAATAGGATTCTTGCAATCTCTGCTATCTACCGATTTATTAAAGAATTTAGTAAATAAATTATTAGCATTCCATGTTCTCAAATCTTTGGTTGTAATATTAACTCCGAGTTTATTCGCCAAATAATTATTCACATCAACCGAATTAATACAGACATCGTTACATGCAAATATATATGCATCTACTATATCAGATTTGCTTTTAATATCTTCGTATTTTTTTGATAAATATTGATATATATGTTTATTGTTACATACTGATTTATTTCTAACACCTTTTTTACCTATAAAATCAAATGCTATACCGTGTGGGTTACCTCCGTTACCTCCGTTACCTCCGTTACCTCCGCTATCGCAAATACTTATATGAGAGAACTTTAAAGTAGTGATACCATGTGAATTATTTTCCTTCTCATATTTCTTATTTCCTATTCTAAATCCGCAAGATAATATAAGGGTTATTATCATAGCTATGATCTTCGTTTTTTCGTCAGATGACCTTATGTCTTTCGCAATACATTTCTTTATTTTTAAAAAATACTTACTGAAATCTTCAATCTTATCGTATTTTTTATCATTCTGTTCTTTAATATATTTTGGATTATATATAACCTGTTTTCTATTCTTACTATCATACCCATATGCTAATATTTTCTTATTGTTTATTATTGTAACATTGTCGTAGGCTGGAGGTATTTTCATTTTCTTAATTTTTTCCAATAAAACGCCATCAGATATTTCTATATCGTTTTTATAATATTTGAAACCCGTAATATACGTACCTATGCGTTTTATTTTCATTATTTAACTATTATAAATAAAATATAATTCTGATGTTATAAAATGATATAAACATATAATAATATATGTATTCATAAACTGAATTAATAATGGCGCTACCGAAAAAACCTACTCAACCCACTTCAACTACACCATCTGTAGTACCCCCAGTTGATCTAAAACAACTTCCTAAAAAAGGCGTTGTAGCAACGGGCAAAGTTGCTGATGATAAGACCCCCGCAGCCAAAGAAGTAAAGGCTCCTAAAACTGCTGTAACTACCGCGGCCGCAGTTCTCGCTTCAACGCCGGATGCTGTAGATTCAGAGACTGTTCCAGTAAATGCCGACGGAACTCCGGTTAAAGACAATCTCGTAAGTACTATCATCGAGAAGGTCAATACTCTTTTTACAAGCTTCAAGGAAGTTCAAGCTCTACTAAAAGTATTGAGCAAGGAATATGATAAGCAGCAAAAAATTATTGAAAAAGCGCAAAAGAAACGTCAGAATGCTAAGAACTCTCCGTCTGGCTTCGCTAAGCCTAACAAGATTTCTGACGAGCTCTGTGATTTTATCGGACTTCCCCACGGAACTGAGAAATCCCGCACTGATATTACTCGATTTATTAATACTTATGTTAAGGAAAACAATCTTAATAAGCCAGAAAACAAGCGCTTCATCCTTCCTGATGAAAAACTTAAGAAAATCCTCAATGTCGGAGACAACGAAGATATCAACTATTTCATTCTTCAAAAGCTAATCTCGCACCATTTTCCTCCTTCTGCAAGCAAACAAGCTCAGGTAGCCGCTCAATGATTATTAAGGAATTGCGAGAATTCTAATCTAATTTGTCGATATCCATAATAGAGTATTTTTCATTTTTCATTTTTCAACTTATAATTATTATATTATATTATATTATATTATATAAATGTTTTGATATTTGTATTGATGTCTTATGAATATCATTATTATACCTATTATTTTTGTTTTTTTTTATTACACCTTTGGACATTTAAAATGCTGGTTTTAGTCTTTATAATTCTTGTATTTTCTTATCTTATTTTTCTTAATATATTTGGTTTGTCTATTATATGTTCCATTTAATATTTTCTTATAATAGCATTATGGTATTGTTTTTATTACCTCCTTAATATTATTATTTAAGTCTTCGTAATATAATCCTTGTTTCTTTTGTAATTTAGATTTTAGAAGACTAAAAAACAT